GTCCATCAGGGCAGGCAGGCGGGCGCGGATGTCCTCCTCCCACCACGCGATAGGGCGCCAGCCGACAGCCTCGATGTAGGCGAACCGCAGCGCGTCGGTCTCGGGTACGCCCGGGAGCGTATGCCAGTGCGTGCCCTGAACCTCCAACCAAATCTTGTACTGCGGGAACAGGAAGTCGGGCTCCCAGTTCTGGGGCGACTTCTCCTCCAGCATCCACGCCGCCCACGGCAGCGGATTGCGCTGTGGCGTGTGCTCGAAGTAGATGCCGCGCCGGACCAACTCGGCCAGCACCATCTTCTCGATGGAGCTGCCTTGAATCCAGTAGTACGGGTCAATCCAGCGGGGCTTCCAGAACCGGGTCGCGTGGCCTTCCCGGCGGACCCGCTCGCCCGGGCGGCGCACATACGTGCGCGGCATGGCTAGACCCCGCTTTCCGCGGCTTCGATGAGCGTGACGGTGACCTCGCCCTCGTAGGGGCGGGTGAAATCGAAGACGTGCATCGAAAAGTCGTGGACAAGCACGCTCCACGGCGTGTCGTCGAGGTCGGTGAAGCCCACGGTCGCCCGGTTCCGGTAGGCCGTCGAGAGGTTTGCGAAGAGCGCCTCGGTGCTAACCGTCTCGATGTTCCCGTTCATCAGGACGTTGCTCGCCGAGACAACCGCCGTGAACGTCCAGAGCCAGTTCGGCTCGGGCATCGGCAGGTAGGACACGACGTAGCCGTAGAAGAACGGCGTGTAGGTCGAGTTCGTCGACCGCAGCGTGATGCGCAACTTCAGCGAAGTGGAGCGCTGGTTGTCCAGCCAGACGGAGGACTGCCGACGCTTCACCGACGAACCGGTCGAGAGCGTCTGCGCCTGCACCCACGTCTCGCCCTCGTCGAGGCTGTACTCGATGACGATGCCGGTCGAGGAGTGAGGCAGCGCGTAGTCGATGACGACCTTCCGCCAGAGCTTGTCCAGCCCGGGCGTCCCGGCGTCGTAGGTGCTGGTCGTCATCCAGCCACCGTTGCGCGGACCGAGCTGGGCTCCGGCCGTGCTGGTATCCCAGTCAGTCGTCAGGCGCTTGTAGTCGCGGTGCGTATAGCGCACGTTGAAGACGCCGTAACCCGCGACGGTGGCCCAGACCTTGCCAGCGAAGTAGATGACATCGTCGACCCGGAGCTTGTTGCGCTTCCCACCGCCCGACGGGTAGAGCGCGCTGTCCCGGTTAGACGCAAAGATGGAGTGAGCGTCCTCAACCGGGTCGTAAACCGCGACGCCGAAACCGCTCACGTCCCCCACGTTCAGTAGATTCGAGGCGGCGTAGAACAGCTTACGGTCGTGGACGTACAAGTTGCTGATGATGGTATTGACGGTCTCGTCGCCCCACCGCTTCAGCTCCGTCACAGCCGAGCCGGTCATCTGGTAGAGAACGCTGAACCCGGCATCGGTCCAGCTCCCGTCGGCGTCGGTGTACTCGTACGTCGAAACGAACAACCGCCCGTCGAAGCTGCGCAAGGCGACGCCGAGGGTTTCGCCCTCCCAGCTCCAGATATCGAACGTACTCATCCCGTCGGTCCGGTGGATGTGTCCGTTGAGGCTGAGCATGTAGAGGAACCCGAGGTGCGTCTCCATCGAGACGATGCGGTTCGACTCGGAGTTCGCATCAGCATCGTAGAACACGGTCGACCCGTCCCACGTGTTGTTCGACTTGAGGCGCCAGACGTACGTGCCGAACGCGATGTAGAGCTTCTTCTGGAAGGCGCGCATCACCCACGGCGTATACGCCGGGATGGGGATGCTGGGGAGCTGCGTCCACGTCGCGAGCGTCCCGGTTGCGTAGAAGACGTTACGAGTTCCAGCCCACTCGCCCCCGAAGTACATCCGGCCAGCGAACGCAGCGACGGAGCGAACCGTAAAGCTAGCGCTGATGCCAACGTCGCTCCACGAGTCAGTCGACCCCGTGTACTTGTACAGCTTCGAGGCTGTCCCGAGAGCAGGCATCGTCACGCAGTACAACTTGTTGTTGTAGATGAAGAACTTCCGGGCGTTCGAGTTCGTCGCGGAATCGAGCGCCCAGCCAGTACCAGTACCACGGCGCAGGTCGCGACCAAGAACGACCTGCTCGTGGCTCGTGGTAGTCAGGCCGACACCCTCGTCGTACATCGCGTCATCGGCGAACAACTCGGCGCCCATCCCGCCAACGAAGCACTTCTGGCCCCAGTGCTGCCAGAACGACAGGTTGTTGTAGGACGGGTCGCCCGTCGCGAACCGAGCACCGAACGTCGGAGCCGGGCGCTTGCTGTAGCTACCCGGCTTGAGCGTCAGGTAGTACCCGGCAAGCAGAACAGGATGAGTCGTCCCGACGGTGGGCACTAGTTCGCCGACCGGCTGACCGGGAGCGGACGGCTCTTGGCGCTCAGTTCCTTCTCGAACAACGCCATCCACTCACGCGACTCCGCGAGGAAGTCACGCTCCGCGAACTTGCGGTCCGGCTCCGCGACACCCGCCACCGAGACCGCCTCGGCATGGCGCATCGAACGCTGGACGCGCGGCATCCGCAGCAGCAACGCCATCGCGTAGTAGACGGGGAGGTGCATCACATCGTCCGGACCCACCCACAAGCCCGTCGTCATCCACGCGCCGCGCTGGGTCTCGGTGATGGGCGTGAACGGGACGACCGCATGGACGCGGATAATCGAGTTCAGCTTCAGCGGATGGTGGACACCGGTCATCCAGAGACGCGCCTGACTCGTCCCGTCCTCATCGTAGGGACTGATGTCGTACTGGGTAAGGGGGTAGTACTCAAGCGTGTCAGGGTCCGACGCCTCGATGTCGATGATTTGCCCGGCAGCAATCACGGCGGGCAGGGCATACCCTAGCTCGTCGAGGTCATCGACCACGATGGTATCGTCCTTGATGGTCCGCCAGACGCGCGGGTACAACGCCCGGATGCCATCGTTGATGCAGCGCCTCTTGACCTCGAAGGTAGCCAACCTGTCATCAAGATAGGTGTTGTACTCCTCGCCGAGAAGCTCATCGAGCTGGTTGAACATCTCCCCGACGTTGCGCGACACGGACTAGCCTCCGACGCCATAGGCCAGACGCGGCCGGAGCAGCGGCAGAACCTTCGACTTCGCTTCCACCTCGGCATCGAACCGCTCGAACCACGTGTTCACCACGGTCACGATGTCCTGCTCGGTCGCACCGTTCTGGGCCTGCGTAGTCGAGTAGCGGCTGTAATCGAGCCGGTCATCGAGCCCGCGAGCCGACAGCATTCCCATCGCGTAGAGCACCGGCAGGTGGAGGTAGTCGGGACTCCCGGTCCAGTCCTCGCTCTGCATACTCGCGTAGGTGTTCGAGGTGATGGGCTCGAACGGCATCGCGCAGGTCATCTTGATGTTCGAGTTGATGGCAGCGGGATGAGGGCGCGGAGTCAGGCGCAGGCGAGGCGGGTCGATGATGTCGCCCGGGCTGACTTCGTACCGGTAGAACGGGTAGTACTCGCCCTCCGCGGGGACCTCGATTTCCACGCCGAGCAGCGCACCAGAGGCAACCGACGCCGGGAAGGGGTAGGAGTAGACCGTCGTACTCGACACGATAGTGCTCGTGTCAGACACAATGCGGTACAGCCGGGGATACATCGCCCGGATGCCGTTGTTCAGGTACCGCTTCTTCTGGGCAATGATGACGTCGGTATCGCTACCGTCATTCAGCAGGTCGCGGAGCTGGTCCACCATCTCCGACACGTAGTAGGTAGGCATGGACTAGAATCCTCCGAAATCGTGAATGAACAGGTTGAGGATACCCAGCGCGAGCGCCCCGCTGGCAATGGCCCAAGGGATAGCCGAACGGACCCAGATGCCGAGGTCCGAACGACTCCTGTCGCGGGCGAGAGCCGCCCGCTCGTTGCTCTGTAGGCTCGAACTGAGAGTGTTCACGGAGTTCATCAGGGTCTTCACGTCACCCTTCACCTCAGCGACATCGCTGGCGAGCAGTTCAACCTTCGTTTCGAGCACAGCCAGCCTCTCAGTGGTAGTCATGGCCTAAATCAGTCCGGCGTCTTCGAGAAGCGCGGCGATGTCTTCGGGGACCATCACCCACTCGTTCGCCTTGATGAGGAAGGTGTAACCGTTGACCTGAACGAACTCGTCGTTCTTGCAGCGGATGCGCCGCTTCGGCTGGGCGTCGAAGTGCGCCTTCATCCGGGCGTGCGTATCTCGGTCCTCGGCGGTCTCGACGGGGGTCGAAATGACCTCATCGGCGGTGACGACTTTGTCGGTCATCAGTTCGTTACTCCCTAGCTAGTTGGCGGGGGGAGCAGGCGAACCCGCTCCCCCCGGTTGGTTACGCGCTGACGGCGCTCTCGTAGCGGAGCATATACGCCTGAGCCAGAATCTTGGTCACGAAGGTGACCTTCCAGCCCATGCTGGACACTTGGTTCAGGGGGTCCGCAGTACCGGCCGAGCCGAGCGGCTTGAAGATGGTCTGGAGGTTGTGGCCGTCCAGCCCGACCACGCCGTAGGCGTTGGCCCCGAAGAACAGGGTGTAGTAGACGTCGATGGCAGCGGCACCGAGGCCCGTGCCGACCTTGGCAAGGTCGGTGACCCAGAACTTCACTCCGTAGAGCGTGCCGAGCGACCCGTCGAAGATGCGCTGCGCACCCGCGTACTGGTTCGCGCTGACCCACTCGGCGAGGCCCTGAATGTCATAGGCCACCCGCGGATGGACGATGGCATGGTAGAACCCGTCGATGGGCTTGGCACGGTTGATTTTCAGCGTGCGGACGACCTTGCGGATGTCCGCCGTGGTGATGAGGTCGCCAGCCGCGACGGTGATACGCGAGACGCGCACGCCGACGTACTGGACCGTGGTCCCGGCCGCGAGGACTTCGCGGATGAGGGTGTCGATGGTCTCGCCGGACTGCTCACCCAGAAGGGTCGTAGCCTCAGTGAGGATGGGGTCGATGGTGGTCGTCGAGACGAGGTCCGTGAACCCAACCACGCCACCGTACTGCAGGACCGTCGCCGTGATGGCGGTGGCAGTCAGGCTCTGGAGCGCGGGAGCCTCGCCCTCGGTAAGGGCCGTGGTCGCGGCGCCAAGAGTCGAGAACTTGCGGAACTCGACAATCTTGCCGCCGTGCTGGGGGATGGACTTCGTCTGGCCGAACTGGTTGTGAACCAGCACGGGCAGAGCGCGCTCAAGAAGCGTCCTGTCGTAGAACGTCTTCATCTCGTCGGAGAGGGCGCCGTCCGTAGTCTTGTTGATAGCCATGTGCGTTTCTCCCTAGCACCCCGACGAGCCGAACGCTCAGCGCATGGACCGCTTCACTAGCGCGTCGAAGTCTTCCTTACTCATCGTGCTGTAGTCGACCTTCTTCGGTGACTGACTCGGGACCGCGGCGGCTTCGATACCGTTCTCCGCGAGCACCTTGTTGCGCACCTTCGTGGCGACCTGCCCGATGAGGGCAACCAACTGGGTGGCCGAGTCGCGCATCTCCGCGCGAGTCGCACCTTCGACGAGGTTGCGGTCGATACCGAACTCGCGAAGCTCGTTCATCTCGCTGTAGACAGCATCGAGATTGGCTTCACGCAACTGGTCCAGTACCGCCGAGTATCGGGGGTCGTCCCCGGCACCCTCGCCTGCGGCCTTCTTCGCCCTCAGCGCTGCTTCCGCCTTGTTGGCTCTCGC